AGAGAAGTTAAGCCCACTTGCGCCGATGGTACTGCAATGCAATGCGGGAGAGTAGGTCGCCGCCTCCTTTCAATGAAGAGCCTCAGATTTCGAAAGATTTCTGAGGCTTTTTTGTTTTTCTTCTCGCGGATCTTTTTCTTCTCCGCTGGTTTTTTCTTCTCGCTGAATATTAGTTTGTCACGCAGATTTCGCAGATGACGCAGATTTTTTTTCATTGATTATTTTAGTCCCACAGATTTCACAGATTTACACAGATTTTTTCTCATTGATTATTTTTCTCATGGATTTACACGGATTTTCTCTGATTTTCTTTTTTTTCCCTGACATTTCTTCTTTTTTTCTGTTATTTCTTTATTTCGCAGATTTTAGACCTGTCGGTCTGGGATAGATTTCGCAGATTTTTCTCGCAGATTATTTTTCTCCAAATTTTATGAAAAATTTGTTTAGTTTTCTTCTTTCACCTTTTTGTGTTTTGTCTTTAAGATTACGTTGTTTCCTTGCTCTCTTTTCTTTTCTCCTCTGTTTCTTGATATCATTCTTTTATGTATGAATCTTTATTTTACTTCATAGTTTGTTTTATTCCTATATCTGCAACTGGGGTTAAAAACTTTGCTGAATTAGTGATATTCGTCAATCTAATGTGTTTAAAAGTGTTTCTTAATTATAAAATAGTGCTGATAATCAGTAGATTACTTGCATATTTGAGTTTTTTTTTGTACCTTTGCAAACGATAAGAATAAGGATAGTTTTTTCGATATTTTGAGATAACTGTCCGTTAAGGTATCTAACGGAACTGAGACTGACAACCGTTCTTTTTCTCATAAGTTGTCATCGCGAAATCACTGATGTTGTAGTTCAGCTTTTCAGGTTCCATAAAATAATTAATATGAAGAGAATAACAATGGTATTAGTTAGCATTTTTATGCTGACATTAAAAGTAGTTTCTGCGTCGGCTGAAACAAATTCAATTGAAAATGCATCCTCTAATGAATTTGATTGGAATCCAGTGATGGAGGCGATAATTCAGGTAGAGAGTGGAGGTAACCGATACGCAAAAAGTGGTTCCTCTGTAGGAGTTATGCAAATTACTCCTATCTGTGTTGCTGAATGCAATAATATTCTTAAAAAAAGGAATAGCAAGAAGCGCTATAAACTATCTGATAGATTTAGTATTTCAAAGTCTAAGGAAATGTTTCTGCTTTTGCAATCAGCTTACAATCCTCTTAATAGTATAGAACGTGCAATTCGCGCTTGGAATGGTGGTAATCATTATAATGTGAAGAGAACGCAACGCTATTTTGAGAAAGTCATGAAACTTTTGAAAAAGTAATTAGTTTTTTGATATGATCCGATTTGCTTCTGGCAGATCGGATTTTTTTAATGATCTTCTTTTTATCTCAAGGTCATTCTATCATTTTATCACTTGTTTTATATGAAATTTCTGATTTTATGCTAATATAATTAAGGAAAAGGTTAAAAGCGGTTAAAATATTGGTATTTTGATATTTTTATTTGGTTAGATCAAAAAAAAGTAGTACCTTTGCACTCGCAATTCAGAAATGAATGTTATATCGCGGTGTGGAGCAGTTGGTAGCTCGCCAGGCTCATAACCTGGAGGTCGCATGTTCGAGTCCTGCCGCCGCAACTAATATCGGGTAAGAAGTTGGTAATCAACATCTTATCCGATTTGCTGTTTTAGAGATAGGACGGTAACGAGATTTAGATTGTTGAATATCATTGACCAGTAAAACGGGCAATGAAAAAAAATGACTGCAAAGGAAATTGATTTTTTGAGTTCGCGTGAAATGTTAGGATTCACGCTTCCTGTGATGCATACCAAGGGGAGCAACTGGTATGTTGACTTTTATGCCCACGACCCAGTATCGGGACGAATGAAGCGCAAGAAGTACATGCTTAACAAGTTTAAGACAGATCAGAAAAAGCGCATGATGGGCAGTTTGCTTATCTACAATATCACAGCTAAATTGACGGCAGGATGGAATCCTTGGGTGAACGTTGACAAGTCTCGCCAATTCACGGAAATACCTATTATCATCGGTAGATACCGTGATTATGTTAAGGCTATGACTGACAAAAAGTCGATGAAGGAAAAGACCTCTATCGACTATCTCAGTCGTGTCAAGATGCTCGAGACATTTATCGAGGAATGCAAGGGCATCAAATATGCCTATCAGTTAGACCGATCCTTTGTTATCGACTTCCTTGACCATCTGATGTATGATCGAGATGTCTCTGCTACGACCAGGAATAACTATCGCTCCTGGTTTGTATCCTTCGGTACCTGGTTGATGGACAGAAAGTATATCACGGAGAATCCAGCTATCGACATTCGCAACATAGCTCAGACGGAGAAGTTCAGAGATCCTCTCTCCGACGGGGCGCTGAGAAGGCTGAAGGAATACTTGTATGATCACAATAAACATTTTCTTTTAGCTTGCCTTTTTGAATATTACACATTCATTCGTCCGAATGAGTTGACGCAGATAAAGATTGGCGATGTATCCATCAAGGACCAGACCGTCTTCATCAGTTCTTCCATCAGCAAAAACAGGAAAGATGGACTTGTTGCCTTGAATGATGAGATACTGAAGCTCATGATTGAGCTGAAGATATTTGAGCATCCAAGCCAGAATTATATCTTCGGTAAAAGCTTGAAACCTGGGGATACTCGTGCGGCATACAACCAGTTGAGAGTAGAATGGGGTAAGATGCGCACAGCCTTGGGATTTCCTAAGGAGTACCAGTTCTACAGCCTGAAGGATACGGGCATCAGGGACTTGGCGAACGCACAGGGCATCGTTGTTGCCAAGGAACAGGCACGCCACTCAGACATATCCGTGACAAACCGATATATCAAGAACCAGATGAAAGTAAACGAGGAGACCAAGCACTTCAAGGGAAGTTTATAGTCTCCTCGATTGAAACTATGCCATCATGTAGAAATAGCCTACGTGCACAGGGTCGATGGAATCATCTTTAATTTCCGTTTCAATCTTTTCACATATATATTTTTTATTTCGGAATATGTATATGTTAGACGGATCAGGAATTCCATTGGCCCTAAATTTTATTTCTATACAATTTCGAGTATCAATGGTTTTCGTGTTCTGCAACTTATGAATACTATATCTCCCGCCAGCGCATAATGATAGAGTAAGATCATCCTCATTCATATCCTTAGAAATATGATAGTTGCTATTGATATTATGATCCGTAACAAATGTTGGCCAAAGGAAACGACTGTATAAATCAAGGTCGTTAGCGGACTGGTCGTTATAGAATCCGACATAGAAAAACACATTCATGCACTCGCTTTCTGACTCTTGCTCATCGAGCACAGATTCGCTATCGATAGCATCCTGCACGCTGTAGTATTCTTCTCCATTCTCGTCTTCTTTTGGCGTATCTGCAGAAGCTTCTTTGTCATTTGTCACAGACAAAAATGGTCTATCTCTGTCTATTGAATCCCTAAAGGAAGTACTCATTTTTATAATCTCACCGACTCTAACCCTCGATATGATTTCTGCTGCAGGAGAGATATTTATGGTAATAGAAGAGTCGCTATCTTTGTCTCTGACAAGCGGAGACCAGAAACCGCATTTTCCCCATGATTCCTTGCCGTTATCATTCATATAGATTTTATATACTCCGTCTTGCTTGATGATCGTAGTTCGTTTCTCCTTATCTGACCATCTGCGTGTCCAACCGGTAATGTCAGCCTCTGGTGCCAATTCTACAATTTTGAAAGACTTGAGGACTTTCTGCGAGATAACCTCATACTCTTTTCTGTTAGCGGAATCTCCGAGATTATATTCCAGATTTGACGTTTCCGTAGTACTCAGTGATCCGTCTTCGTCGTAATCAACAGAGTATTCATCTATAGCCTCATACATTACTGCAGCAGATGATAATATCTCTGAAGACTGATATATACCGACTTCCTTTTTAATTTCGTCAAAGACGATACTAGCATTAAATAGTTTCCGGAATTCCTCGATAAAGGTGTATGCGCTCCAGTGTGGAAGACATTTACTGAACTGCAGGGTCTTGAAGGCAGACGCAATGTATAGGGTGTTCCACGGATATACGTCGTATTCATCTTTTATGATTTTATATCCTTCGAGTTCCAGGACTCTGTGAAGGATATAGATTAGATTTGGCTGTACGGCTGCCTTGTATAATGCAGTCATGCTGTTGCTTGTTGTGGGATAATAGAAATTAGCAGCGCAGTCGTTTGTCTCGTCCCATACTGGCACGAAAGTATATTTTCCTTTAACTCCGACAATATTATTTGCCAAATTCGTCATGTTGACGTGGTATGAATTGTTAAGTATGGTAAGGCCGAACTTATTCCAGCCCTCCTTATAGTACTTTTTTATTCCTGGAGCAACCGCTTCTCCGAGATTCATTTCGTCAATAAAATGGCTTTCAAGTTTACTGTTGAATTTAATTCTTGATTTACCTCCAACAATCTGCAGTTTGATATCCGACTCTGTTACACTAATAATAGTTCCTACACCAGAAAGGACGAGCCGTCCGCTAACGTACAGTTTGCAGTCGTCATACTTTTTGGTATTCTTTGATACGTCGAATCTGCTGACATTTTCAAAAACCCTGCGATTATTCATGATGGACATCGGGAAGGTGATATCATAGGAGTATTCGCCATCGTCGGTGACGTATTGGTTGGCGTATGTTATCTTAATGGATTGGCTGGCTGCAGGATAAGCAGCCATGCCATTGATAATACATGTAATCATAAGCTATTTGTTGTCTAACATCTTGTTATAATCTTTCCATTTTCTGGCGAAACCATTGCGCCCCGTGATAACTACCTCAGCTTGTATGCCATTGTTGAGCTGCTGGTTGAGGAGGTCGATGGTCGCACTCACGCCATCGAGGGCTGCAGTAACTTGCTCGTTGTCTGTCGATACGTTTACCACAGGAGCGACCACAGCAGCGCCTCCACCACCCATGGCACGACTCACGTCTTGTGCGGTAAGCGACGCAACGGTGTTGTTACGCTGCGCAGCATCGATGAGTTTTAGGGCAGGAAGCAATTGAGGGTTGCTGACTGCATTGTGGTTGGCGACGAACTCGCCGGCATGGACCACGCCTGCCTCTTTCTTCCAGCTGCCAGGACCAGTGAAACCTCCTTCATAATAGCCTGCCGCCTCTGCCTGATGTTGCTTTTTAATGGTTGCCACCTGTAGCATACCAGCTGCAAGAGCGATGCCTGCTGAGATTGGAGCGAGCACCAGGTTGGCTGGGTATGGAGCTCCAGCCATAGTTGACGAGTAGGCGGAGATGGCACCAGTAGCAGTTTGGGCCATGGCTTGTGCAAGTTCCATGACCATCGCCTTTTTGTTTGCTTTTGTCTTCGCTTTGGCAATCTCTTTGTCTCGCTTCTCCTCCAATTTCTTTTTCTTTGCAGAGTTGTTGCCGGCGGCATTGATTTGTTTATCGTAATTTTTCTCTATCTTGGCGACTTCGAGATCAGAGCAAGCTTGCGAGTAGGCGGACGCAGCTGACATCATACCCGACATGCTACTGAAGGCTGCGGACGCCACGGAGAGGATGGTGCTGTAGGTCTCTTTGTTCATCTGCTTCTTGGCATCCTGGTAGGCTTGCTCGCTGATTTTGTCTTCAGCACGAAGCTTGTCCAGATTGTCGTTGACCATCTTCTGCTGTTTTACGGCAGACATAGCGCCACCGATAACAGAACCTATATTGTCGCTCAACATGTTGTTATAATCATCTTGTGGCTTACTCATTTTGCGAGCCGTATCGAGGGCAGTATTGGCATCATCCTTGCGCTGATCATCGACTGAAGGCTTATATGATGCGTACTTATTAGCGATGCCCATCTTCATGCGTTGATATTCTTCTTCGCTGACAAGACCTGCCTTGTGAACCTCGTCAAGGCCTCTCAGTTCCAACATCATTTGCTCCTCGTTTCCCATTTTGAGATACTCTTGTTTGAGCTGCATGAGAGTTTTGTCGTATTGCTCCTGACGCTCGTATTGATGCTGAAGCTGGCTGCGCTCACGCTCCTTCTCGATTTGCCAGTACTCATCGGATGATGACAGATAAAGCTCTTGTTTCTCGTCGAGATAGTTCTGATCGAGCAGGAAGAGAGCCTCATTGAGAGCATCTTCGTCATGGTAGATGTCTGACTTTTTGTTGTAGTAGTTGGCACGGATATTCATTTCGGCGGTCTGCCTGTTGGTCTCGATAGCTTCGAGATCAGATGTCTGCTTTTTCTCGTAGTCGGCTGCGATTTTCTCTTTCTCGGCATTTAATCGTTTGTATTCCTCGCCCTCAGCCTCGCCATACTTTTTGAGGATGTCCATGCGCTGTTGCAGACCTTGCTCTTTAATCTGCGCCATGCGGTCGTTGTATTCGGCGAGGCGAATCTGCCCAGTAGAGTAGAGGGTGGTAGCCTCTAACTGCTCCGCTTGGTTTGATTTCTTGGCATCATCAAGTTCTTTTTTGAGATCAGCCTTTCGCTTGGCTGCAGCCTTGCGAGCCTCTGCCTCCTGCTTTTTCTTGGCTTTCTCGGCAGCCTTGCGCTCCTTCTCGGTCATGGTATGGGTGGATGATATGGGCGTGCCGGATCCTGTGTTGGCGGTCACTTGCATATTCTTTTTCTCCACCTTTTTATATTGTTGTTGGAGCTTGGTGTTCTTTTTGATCTCGGTATCTAAGAACTTGTCCTCGGCATCAAGAGTTTTTTGTTGGCTTAGATTCTCTTTGAGACGATTTTGGTGTATCTGCTTTTGTTGGTTGCTCTTCATCAAATTTTCATTTCGTTCGTAAGTGACAGTACCGCCCATACCGTATGTAGCAGTTACGACTTGCGACTGGTACCGCTTAGGGTGAGCTTGGCGTTCAGCATACACAGCTTTTAGAGAACCTCTGATGCGACTCTCCTTTTGTTTGAGGTCGAGTCTTTTCTTGTTGATTTCCACTTTACGCTCATAGATAGCCTCTGCCATCGCAGCATTTTCCAATTCTCTGATGTAGTTTTGGATGGCTATTTGGTTGTCATTGTAGAGTTTACCTTCCTTGGAGATAGAGGCGTGATATTCTGGCACGAGCTTTTGCATATTGGCGATAGCCTGTCTGCGCTCATCCACAGTATAGACATTGGAGTGTATGACCTTGTTGAGCATATCAATTTTGTTGCGCTCGTCGAGTGTGGCATCTGATACTTTCTTAGCCAGATTTGCCTGCGACTCGGCGACAGCCTTTGCATCCTTGACGGATTGAAGGTTGTTATGCAGAGCCTTGTTGTAGCTGCTGATGGATTTAAAACAACCATAGATTGCGACACCGACAACTGTAAGAACCGTAGCAAGAGCCGTCCAAGGATTGGTAAGACTGGCAAGTTTGGCTGTTCTCATGACGGCGATGTAGCCTTGCACGCCTTTTGTAAGCAAAGCCCATGTGGCCTGCAGGGCAACCAGCGCACTCCTCAGCAGCAAAATGGTGGCATGATAGCCTTTTTCTAAGGCTGTAACAACGGCTAACCTTGCAGCTTGGAGTTTGAGGATGACAGTCTGCGCTTTCCATAGCGTAGTGCAAACGGCAATGGCAGTGGCAAGGACCGTCAACTCTTTGGCATGCGTAATCGTGAAAGTTATCAAAGTTGATAACACACGGATGCCTACGCTCATGGTTGATATGGCATATCGGGTGACGGGAATGAGTTTCTCACCGAGTTCGATGGTAAGGTCCTGAAAACGTTTCTTGGCCTTGTCGAGGTCTGCTTGGACGGTATTGTTCTGGACATTAAACTCATTTAACACGCTGGTACCAGCAGCATACGATTGGTTAGCGAGGTCTTGCGCAGTCTTCACTTGGTCGAGATGGGAAGCTACGGCAGAGAGAACTCCCACGGCACGAGTACCATTGAGTTGCATTTCCTCGAACATCGGAGCCATCTCAGCGAAACCTCCCTTTGACTTCATGGCTTGCAAGAACTTCATCAAGCCCTCGTTGGCATTGGTCTTCATGAGATTAGAAAACTTCTTCACCTCAATGCCGGCTATCTTTGCGAACTTGGCTGGCTCCTGATACATCTTGGTGATGAGCTGTGCGAAGACGGTGGCGGAAGTTGCCTCCTCTTGCATATTTTGATCAAGGGCAGAGGCGAGACCCATGAGCTGCGCTTGGGTCATGCCTGCCTGAATGCCTACACCCGACAGGTCAGCGGTGAAATCGACGATATAGCCAGCGTTGGCTGATGAGTTCTGGGCAAGTTCGTTAATCGCTGAACCGGTGGCGAGCATTGCGCCGCGCAATCCCTTGGTTTTATCCTCGCCAAACATCTGTGCCAACTTGCCAATCTTATCAACCGCCCCCTCGCCAAGATCATCGCCGAGAGCTACGTTGATTTTATCTGCACCATCCACAAATTCCTCAATCATCTCCTTACTGGTGATACCAAGGCGACCTGCAGAGCCTGCCAACTCGTTGAGCTGTTTGCGAGCGGTACGAGTATCCATGCGTTTAAAGTCCTCATTCATCTGGTGAACTTGTTCATCGGTCTGACCTGTATATTTGCGCACGTCTGCCATTGACTCTTCCATGTCGGCGTATGCTTGGGCGCACTTGCGTAAGGTCATAGAGAGACCTGCATATGCTGCGATAATCTGGGAAACTGCACCCCAATTAGTATTGAGGGCGTTGACGAACTTACCCCACAAGCCAACATGTTCTTTGGACTCATTGTTGATGGCGGCCATTTCTCGCTTGACACTCTTTAGCTGTTGTTGCAGGCGTTTCCATTCATCAGAGTTGCGCTTTATAGCACCACTTCTCAATTCTTTATTGAGAGCCTTGGCAATAATTTGTAGTTCTTTGTATGAGGCAGAAGAAAGGTTCTTAAGAGTTTTGTTGACTTTATCTTGTGTTGTCCTATAATTATTTGCTTCGGCTTCTATTCTTTTTATTTGTCTTTCCAAAGCCGTAGTCGACTCACCTTTAGCGTATGCTTCGTCTCTTGCCTTTTTAAGCTGTTTAAGTTTATTCTCTAAGTCATTCAGTCTATCCTTGGCTTCTTTAGTGTCAAGGATAACTCTGCTAATGTGGGTATCGGTTGATGTTGCCATAAAACTTTAAAAATTAAATTTAAGGCAAAGATACAATCAATGATAATATAATAAAAATACGAGACCGTTTGCTTTACGGCCTCGTATTTAGCATGTATGATATTTTTCTCGTTCGTTGACAGCAAATTCAAATGCCACATCATGGGCATCCCAACATAGATATTTTTTGAATCTATTGTTTATAGTTCTTCTTTCTCCTGTAATAGAGTTTTCAATGGTGATATAAAAGCGTCCATCCTTTTCAGTGATTTCGCTCACGGAGTTGTGAGGAGAAAGAAGCGGAATCGGCTCTTCATGATCATCATCGTAGTTGCTTGAGGATGAGCAAGAATGACTTCCCATCTTGCTCAGAGCATGGCCAATGCCGAGTGTAGCATAAGCCAATATCGCCGATATAATCAAAATCTCAAACATAATTTCAATCTTTACTATTATCTTTGCTGCAAATTTAATAATAATATTTGAAATAAGCAAGTTTTTTATGTTAAATCTTTCATTTTTCGACCTCTATATACCTGGAGTATTTGATGCGAGCGTGAGGGTTGAAACTCACGATGCGCACCTCGTAGCCCTTGGTGCCCCACCGCCACCAGAGGAAACGATGCTTGTAGGTGCGGCTCACGATGGTAGTGAGGCTGTCGTAGGCTACATACTGGCACTCCCGCTTAGGGATATCGATATGGAGCGAGAGCCATTTATCCTTGTATGCGAAAACGGAATCGGCAGTACCGGGAACTGGGGCGATGATAACCGTGTCGGCGGTTTCTGCTGACAGGGTGTGTTGTGATTGCACATCCTTTAGTTTCACCTTCAATGCCTTAATAAGCTTGGTGTCGGTGAGGTGCAGTTGTTCCAGCTCAGAGACCTTAGCTTGCAGGGCGGCGTTTTGCGCTACAGGCAGAGAGTCATCCAGTTTGTCGTACTTGATGTCGTAGGTGAGCGCACCCACATTTGAGGTTTGCCGGTCGAGGTTGCTCTGCAATTGGTGACTCTCGGCAATGCTTGCCAGAAGGGCAACCAAGGTGATGACAAAAAGCACGGAGAGAACCTTGATGATGGTGAGTTTAATATCCTTCATGATCATAAGTCTTTATATTCGTTGATAGCGTTGAAGCATGGGCACCATTTTTTCCACTTTTTGCTGTCTGTGCCCCAAATGTCACGGTGGCCCATGATCTTTGCATCAGGGAATTGTTGCTTCAGTCTATGAAGCAGCAAGACGAGAGCATCCTTCTGCTCGGGCGTTCGGTTGTCGGTTGGCTTGCCGTGGCTGTCGATGCCACCCATGTAGGCAACGTTGATGGCAGAGGAGTTATAGCCCTGCACACCGTTGCTAACCAGCTCTATGGCGAGAAGCTGATGGATGCCACCATTGATGTCAACCACGTAATGATAACCAGGATATTTCCAACCCTTCAGGCGGAACTCTGCCTTAAGATCCTCGATGCTCTGACGTTGCGAGCCAGCTGTGCAATGCACAAAAATGCGTTTAATCTTTCTCATCTCTATTGTGATTTAGAAATTTGTTTTTAATGTTCTCAAACTTGGCATCGATGGCGATGGCGACACCGAAGATAGAGCCGGCGTACATGAGCGACTGTGCGAAGTACCAGAGCACGTTGTCAGTCACGTCTTGCGTTTTCGACGTGAAATAGCTGATATAGACCAGCACTATTGCGAAAATCAGCACGACCACTGCCGAGCCGTATTGTATCCATTCCTTTGTATTTTTTTGCATGATGATATGTACTTTAGTTTATCTGGTACAAAAGTACATATTGGAGGTTGAAAATAAAAATACGGCAAGCCAAGCTGGAACAGGTACGCTTGACTTGCCGTATATATGCGAAAACTAAGCCTAACGGGTTAGGCTTGATATTGACTCCAGTCTATGGAGTCTTTCTTTTTCCATCCCTCAGAGATGGTTTCTTGGATGTGCTTTTGGATGGCGAGGTAAAAAGCCTTGAAATCTTGAAGACTGTTAAACTCCTTATATACAGGTGCATCCTCAGAGCCGAGCTTCACCTTGTAAGGCAAACTTTCGCCTTGTGTTTGTACTGCGAGGTCGTATGCAGCCTTGTAGTTTGCTTGGTTCTCAGCGGAGAGCCATACCATTTGCCCATCATATTGAAGACCAGAGAGAATGTTGGCATCAGTCTGCTCATTATAGAAATTGTTGATGACAGACTTGATTTCAGCCAAAGAAGGCTTGTGCTGGAACTGATGCTCCATATAGTCAGCCGAGCCATCCTCATTCTTTTGCACATCGAACCTGATGCGCCAATAATTTCTGACAGGATTTGTACACTCGAAGAGTTGTACGTCAGAACTACCATTTATTCTATCCATTATGTGAAAACATATTTAGTTTTACCGTTTCCAAAAGCCATGGCCTTGATGGTTGTCTCAAAGGGGAAACCATCCTCCATCTCGCTAATTTGGCTAAGCACATTTTTCATTTCCTCTGAATTTGTTATGAATTTTTTCATTTGCCCCCCCATTTCTATAGAAACGACACAGCGATCTTCTCCTTCTCGTGTCTTGACACCGAGCTGGAAATCATGGACGATGATTTGGAGGTTGACCAAATCACGAATAGAGACGGTGTCGCCAGGGAAATACTTCTGTCCGTTGGCAGGCTTATAGGTGACCTTCAGGTCTTTGAATGATCTCATAGTTTTTTCTCCTATCAGTTTATTGTTAAGATTGGCGCAGTCGGCATGTTTCGTCATGCCATAGAATGAGGCAACGAGTTCATGACGACGTTTGCGCGATTTGATTTTCTTGATTTTAGCTGCGAATTTCTTCTTGATGCGCTTGCGAACAAGCACATGGTCGGGATATATCTTGTACCCAACGAAATCGATGCCCTCTGTGACGGGGAAAACTCTCTCGTTTGGTTTAATCTCGAAGCCAACAGCCTCGAGCATTTCGTGGATGGCATCTCTAATCACCCAGAGTTCCGCCTTGGACTCAGCAAGAACCAGGCCGTCGTCGCAATATCTGAAGTAATGCTTGACGCAAATCTCGTCTTTGAGAGGGTGATCGAGGTGGATGGACAGAATGAGATTGCCAGTTGCCTGTGATGAGCGTAAGCCGAAGCTGATGCCAGTCTCCAGCATATCGATGAGACTGCCAAGTATCTTCAGCAGGATTTTGTCCTTGAACACATGAGCGAATGCATCCTTAGCGACTTGGTGAGCCACATTATCATAGAAGTGCCTTATATCGAACTGATAGGCATATCTGATATGTGGATTTTCTTTGAGGGCTTTGCTCACCTGCAGCATCATGTCGTGTGTGCCTCGTCTCTTGATACTTGCCCCTGTTGTGCGAATGTATCGAGCGTGCAGGTGCTTATCCACGACCTTCATAATTGCATTGCAGCCTATTCGTCTCTCCATGACGACAATCTGCAGTCTGCGATGCTTGCCATACTCATAGATATCGCGCTCACGGTATTCGGTCACCGTGAATGTGCCATCGGCTATTTCACGCTGAAGGTTGGCGATAACTTCCTCTCGATGTGCCAACAACTCTTTTCCTTCACGGCACTGCTTACGGGCGGTGCCCCTAAGAACCTGGTCGAAGGAGCTGGACATATTGCCATATTCGACGATTTCCTGTATTATGTTGCCTTCTCTGCGCATAGCCTTCCTTAATTGGGGTCCGACTTCTTCGAATCCTTGAAGGACCTACCAAACTCTACCCACTCCTTGATGTTTCGCTCTGTGAGCGCGGCTCATCTCCCTCGGTCACTGCCTTACCGACACGTCGGCTATGCCGTAGAACCGATTAAATAGTAGTTCAGACGCGACCCGTAGTTCGCATTCGAGTTCGAGGCGTCGTTATTCGCATTCGTGTACGAGACACCGCCATTCGCATTCGCATTGTTGCAACCCCGAGCGAGCACACGGTCTTGGGAGACTCTGCCTTTCGCCTGCAAAGGTAATATATTTTTTTCTTATATATGCGAAAAACAAAAAAAATCGACCGCCACAGGCGGTTTTTAATCACCTGCTGCATGTCGATTTTTCCGATTTTCGCTTTATGCAACTTCTCTTGCCGCTTTATATCTCGCTACGCTCGACGCTTTGACGAGCTTGCCGCGGAAGGCCAGACGCGACCCGTAGTACGCATACGAGCACGAGGCGTCGTGATTCGCATTCGAGCACGAGACACCGCCACTCGCATGCGCATAGCTGCAACCCCGAGCGAGCACACGGTAGGCAGAAAAACTAACCCAATACATATCGCCATAATATGTGCTTGCAGACCCTGATTTTGCACCAACACCAATGACATCACCATATTGGCCATGATAGACATTTGCAATCCAGATACCGTTATTTGATGATGATTTAATGTAGCGGACTTTGCCATCTGGCATGAATATGCGAACCATGTTTGAATGAGCACTGTCATTAGGCATGTCGCAGTTATCCATCATATCATATTTATGTCCGTAGATATCCTCGTATCCGCAGCAACAGATGCTGTTGACCTGCTTGACGATGGTAGCTCCACTCTCTTCATCACCCTCCTGGTACCAGGCAAACTGATGCACACCATAATCTACGATGCTATTCGTGATTGATGCATTGATTGCCTTGGCTGCATCAAAACCGATGGTATCAGTCATGCCGTGCGACATGGTCCCACCAGTCGTGCGCATATTGGTATGCGAGCCTGCACCGCACTGTTCCTGTGAGTTGCGACGGCCATACTTCATGTAGAAAAGGTTGGCGATGTCGCTATGCATGGAGAAGTCAATCTGCTGCATGCCTCGAAGGACAGAGTAATAATGAAAGTCTGACCACGCCATATTAGCGGTAGTCGAACCGCCAGAGACGCAAGCTCGGAGTTTGTCACCGACAACCGTGCTGCCGACAACAGCGCAGAGATATTCATCCACTTCAACCCAGTCTGGCTCCATATCCTCAATCTTGTCTGAATTGCTCAGCACGACCTTGTCGCCCGGTGTATTCTTATACACTGTTGCATATAGGGTCTTTGCTCCATCAGGTATATCCTTGATGATATACTGCCCAGGCTCAAATGTTTGGTTGATGGTAGGCACAATCACATTGCTGATGATGCTGCCATCCTCTGCGAGGAAGAGTGAGCAGGCCATGTTGGTGCCCGTCACAGTCGGGAATCTGACTCTGCTATATCCGCCAATATCAATCTTGATAACTGCATAACTGCTGTCTGACACGTATGACTCACTGAGTGTCTGCTTGTTTGCAGTCAGCTTATAGCCTTCACGCCATCCGCCCTTGGTCTGTTTAATCTCATCAATGCTCATCTGGATGGTATCAACAGAGACGGAAGGGACACCCTTGTTGACGCTCAGGCAATAATAATGCTTTTTGTTGAGGTAATCATTGATGCCCTTGAACCATTTGTGCGGTTCGAGCATCATGATATCTCCCTCTGTGCCGTCCAACTTGGCTGCAGTGCAGTCTCTGACCTGCTTGGCATCAGCATAGTAGTTGGAATTATCGTCATGCAGTGGATAGTAAGTTGCCTCACCATCCGTTTTGTTCATGACGGTATCTATTCCGCCCATCTTTACATTAGTCTGCGTAGGCATTTTGGTAATCTTGGCCAACACTCTGTGACGTTGACTCAAATATGCCTTGATATGACCTGATGGCTGATATGCATTGCCATATTTGTATCCAGTTTCGTTGTCGAGGTTGCTGACGTTTGCATCGTCTGCAACACTATCATCGAACTCCACCATGGTGTATGGTGGCTGCATGATGTTGAGTTCCGGATAATGCTGTTGGTATGTCTGGAACTCCACATCATCAATATATTGTGTGAGCTGGTATGATCCGACCAGACGGCAGGTATCCACATTGCCGCCTGTCTCGTCAACACCTCCCATCTCCATGTATTGACGCAGGAGTGATCCGTCACCCTCCTCGTTGATGCCTGTCACACGGAGGTATTTGACGTTAGGGCATTTGGCTCTGAGTGCCGTCCACTCGATGCCAGGGCAACTGTCAATGACGAGACGTGTGATGCTGTCCGTGCCCTCCAGTGTCAGATTATCAGCCTGCAGCTTCGGCAGATATTGCAGATCGAGTGTCTGCAATGTTGCAGGCAGAACCGCCTTGACAAGCGGTGAACCCTTGGCAAAGGTAACACCTGTGAGTGCTGTGTCTGATGCCTCGAAGGTCTCCAACTTGGTGTTGTGGGTGAGATCCATGCCAGTGAGCTGCGTGCTCTTCAGTCCGCCCATATTGAGAGATCGCAGGTTCTTGCAGCCATCCACTATCAGGTTGTTGAGCGTTGTCTGTGTGCCAGCACAACTGATATCGAGTGTGGTGAGTGCCGTGAGGTTGCTCAGGTTGAGTGTCTGCAGGATAGCGTGACTGACATCTGTCAGGTCAAGGCCCATGATGCGTGATGCACCATAGATATACTGAGGGTCATTGACGATGAGGTCTGTGTCGAGGACCAGCTGCACCTGTGAGCCCTTGTCGGCTGCGAGCACTGCACTCTGATGAGGAGTGCCGGAGGTATAGCCATAACCGAAATAATACCTCTCTGATGCGGTTATCTTGATCTTTCGGTTGTCTGATCCGAACTTGTAGCCGAAGTAGCAGCCGAAACTGTCCTTGCGGTAGGTTCCGCAGACATACTGACTGTCGAGCAGGGCGAAACGGTTCTGGATTGTGTAGCAACGGTGAGCATATCGGCTACCCTGCAGTGCATAGAGATAGTCGTAGGTCATCGTGCCCGTCGTGGTCTTGATGCCCTCGATGAGCGGAGTGACATATTTGAAGATGCCATCCTTATTATATATGCGCTCACACCAGTTGCCCATCTCCTGCTCGTTGAACACCTGCAGGACATAATCGAGTGACATATTGCTGCGGATGGTCTCTGCGACCTCTCGCAACTTGTCCGGGCATGCTCTGACAAGCTCCCACAAGATGCTATCGTGACCAGCGAAGGCATAGCTGCCGATGCTTTCATCGAATGTCTCATGCGTGATGGTATAGTCATATTTGAGATATGAGTCATTGCGCAGGCCGAAGAGGGTATCCATATCGTAAGGTATGAACATCCAGTGCACACCATCCCATGTGACGAGCATCATGTTCTTTACACGGTTATCCACCCCCATTAAGTAGTCTGTGATGAGGTACCAGGCAAACGGTGCTTCATTGATGAAGTACCCCTGGTATTCAGCCTGGAACTTGGTAGGATTGCCCTTGCAGGAGTATATCCACTGCCACAGTCTCTGCACTGCAGCCTTATCCTCAGGATCAGCTGTATCCCAAGTTTTATCTGGCTTGAAGCGGAATTCCAGCGCAGCATCGAAGCGTGCGAGATCTGCCGTGCCGAAGAGACAGATAGGCTCTGAGTTATTGAGGAACTCCAGGCATATGCACTTGTTGCGCTGTCCTGCCAAGGTTGCTTCATCATTGAATCCCTCAATGCCCTCGAAGCCATAGACAATTGCAGATCCGGACTTCTCGTTGTTGAAATTGTACTTGCCGAGATAAGCATTCGTGCCATCGCCATTCTGGTCATAGAACACGTCAATAGGGAAACCATCCACACCAATGCGCACGTCATACTCACCCTTATAGGCTGCCTGTGGAGGTGTCAGCCATCCGCAGCGCTTGAACACGTCATTGACGATGCGCACCGCACCTGTATTGTGGGTTGATGAGGAATCACAGAAGTCTGCCTTGATACAGAAGATGTCAACAGGTCTTGCACCCGGCTTGAAGGAATAAAGGAAGTCCTCCTGCAGCACACCATTAATGAAGAGTTGCGTGCCATACTTCTCGCTACGGCTCATGTAGATGCGGTAGTTCTTGCGAGGGTATGTCGTGGAGAATGTACCCTGAATGCGGAGACCGCACTGTTTGATGACGAAGTCATACTGCTTGCCGTATGGCGAGTAGAAGTAGATATCAACAGGAATCTCGAACTTTTTGTTGTTTGTCTGGTTGAGCAGGTCGATATCACCAACTATGCGCATCACACCCTTGCCCTGTGCTCTAAGTTTCTCGATATCTACATCTGTGCCTTCATCATTCATGACAGCATTCTTCTGGAAGAGGACAACCATCTCATCGCTTGTCTTGCGGTCAACGATGTAGTTGGACAATTCCTCATCGTCGTTGAGTGCCCGGTTATAGATGCGAAGATTGCGCAATTCAACGTCTGCATCATCAGATAGCACTCGGATATCAGCAGGTGTCTGCTGTATCATAGAATCCGTCGCAGCGTATCGGATGGCACTTGACAGGGTGCCGTTGACATAGAGCTGCAGGAGTCGGTTGCCACCCTTGCCGCTGACAACGAAGGCAATCTTGTAGCTCATGCCTGCAGCAAACTTGGTGCTCACCTCCGTGCCTGCAGTCGTGCGAATCTTAGCTTCCTGCGTAGTCATCTGGAAGCCGACTCCATCAGCCATGCAGTCAAGGATGATGCCGTCACGGTCTGTGACGTTGCTGCACATCAGCTCCATCTCATATGTGGCACCTGTGCTTGTCGCATCAGATGAAAATGGCTTGATGCCAATCTCAATATTGGCGCCATTGGTCAGCTTCAGGGCATCGCCTGTCCATCCATTAGACGACCAGTCGAAGCCGCTGAACTGGGTGGTAATATCACCATATTGCCACACTGCAGGATCTGCCTCGCTGCTTGCACGGCCAGAGGCGGTGAGTTTAAGCTGGAGGCCATCTGTGATTTCAACGATATCCACGCTGCTTTTCTCCACTTCAACGAAGAAATTGTAAGATGTAGCGCCAGCCTCGAAGCGCATATTGATTGTGCCCTGGTCGAGATAGCGGTTGGTGTATGTCTGCAAAGTGCGTGGCACGCTGACCGTCTGAGTCTTGATATCGTCACGATAGACAGACATGGAAGCAGGTGTTGTGGCAGGGTCATAGGCAACGAACTCAAATGACATCTGCTCATACTGACCTGCCTTGATGGTTGGCGTAAGATGATCATCAGTAAAGATGGTGCCATCGGCAGATGTAATCTTGGCACCGATATAGGGTGCTTCGGCAGCACCTCTCAGTATATCGAAGTAGATGCTGTCAGAGCACAGGGTCAGCGTTGGGCTTGCCTCCATCTCAGCCACCATCTGAATAGTATGTCTGCCGTTCTCCAATCCAGTCATCGCCAGATTGAAGCTGCTATTCGTCGTCCCGCTTCGTGTGACGGTCTGCGCATTGCGCTGCTTGCCATCGACATATAATGTCACCACCTTGGTGCCGGATCCGCTGACTGCAAACGGTATGTTTACCGTCTCATCATCAGCATATCCACCGAGTGCCACGCAGTCGGCAATATTGAATGATGATGTCAGCGAGAGCGTGACTGCCTTGACAGACGTGTAAGCCTGCTTGGTCTGCTTGTTGCCTGTCAGAGGGTCTGTTGTTGAGGCAATGACGTAGATATCCGTTGTGCCCAGCTGCAGATATTTTGTCAGGTCGAGCTGATAGCTGCCACTGCTGACATCCTCGATGGTATCACTATATATGGTCGTTGCGCCTAACTTCATCAGCACCTTGATGGTTGCTTTCTGACCTGTTGACTGCCCCTTCTCATCACCAGAGCTGTACTGGTGGTCGTATGTGTAAGTGAGCATGGAGCTGCCACCACGCTTGACAATGCTGTTGTTTACAACGGCCGAAAGAACAATCTTGGTGGTTGAGGTCTCACCTCCACCACCACCACCTGCTGGAACGTCAAAACTGGTGATTTCACCGTTGTTTTTGTTCTTCAGCGAGACATGAACGGTCGAGCCATCATCACTCACCTCGACATCTGTGGAGGCAAGGGTGTTGCCTTCTATCTCATTCAGTTTGGCTGCTATAGCCTTATTTTCTACAGGGTTGGTACTCTCCTGATCCAGTGTCTCATCGACCTCGACTGTTGGTATGGTAATGTCGATATTACCTGTAGAATCCGGTGTTTTCTTCTCTCCGTTGACTGTCACCTGCTTGACGGTTCCGGCTCCCCCGAAGTCCTCCCATGAGGCGGTGGCATCCCACGATGTGGTATCTGTGCCGATAAACTGCTTGGTCAGCCACTTGCCCTGTGATGCCTCGAATGTGATGCAGAGACCCTTGGAGCGGTTTTTCTCCGGTACGGCTGCAATGGCTGTCTCGAGAGTATAGAAGCCAGACTCAAGAGGCACCTGATCTGTCACATTGAAAGTATTGCCACCCTTGCCGCTTGCTGACGACTGAATAGACTCCTTCAGACTATCACTCAGCATATCTTCAGTGATGCCGCCACCCTCGAGAGTGTTGAAATGATCTGTCGTTTGCTTGGCAAGTGCACTGATATTGTCTGCGAGTGCCTTGTTGGTGCCTGCCTGTGAGGAGACATGCTGCTCAAAGGTTTCGTCCTTGGAGCGCATTTCGGTCAGTTCTTCAGCGAGCACCTTTTTGGTGTCGGGGTCGAGGACCGCCTTGGTGGAGGTAGCCGGAAGGAACACCTCGCCCTTGTTCTGCAGCATGCGCACCTTGGTAGCGACAAGCTGCGTAAGGTCTGAAATCGGATCTGAAGGAGATACGTATGCGGTCACATCGATGGTGCCGCCAACATTCCACTTCTCGCCTGTATTGGTCCAGGTACCTGCAGTAGTGCACTTATAGACGATAGCATTGGCCAACTCTCCAACGAAAGCATAATCGCCCTTGTCTGGATTTGGATAGGTAGCCTTCAGCTCAGCCTCATTGGTGAAGAGGTATTTGCGCTTATTGGTCTGCTCCAGCTCCGTGATGGCCGTGAGTATCAACCCGAAATTCTCGTTGACGGCATCGACCACCTTTCCGAAGGTCGTGCCAGAAGAGGGGACTTTGTTCAAATTATCCATATCTTAATCATTATCATTTGTTATTTCCAATTCAAGTCTGTCTCACCAGTCCAGAACACACCTTTGCCAATAAGGTCGGATGGAGGTTCTGGGTTAAGGAAGGATGGGGATATGTATATGCAATTCACACTTGCGCCACCCTTTAGTTCATGCCAGCCTCCGATGTCGCAAAAATGTATGGTCTGATTGTCGTTTCCGTTAATCACTCGCCACTCCTTGCCATTTCCCATACCCTCGAATGAATAATAGTAGTCTGACGTATTGTTGAAAAGTATTACGTCTATCGGCATACCTGATGTCTCGTCTTTGTTACCAGACGAATAGAGCGGTATTTTATAATAAGTGTTGCCGCTTGCATTCGTTTCCTGCTCCAGCACGCACAGGACTGGGTCCTTATCCGTGCCCCTTGTAAAAACTTGCATTAAATCCTCTTGGACCATTGCCATCGTCCTGGATCTATGCCCAAGCATTCCTCTGCACCACACGTCTGATGTGTAAAATCTGTTACTGCGGTCTTCCTTGTTATTGTAGCCCTGGCTATACATATCACCATCAAACCACATCTTCCCATCGCTTCCAAATGCAATGCTTCCCACGATATTGCCTTTTTCATCGACACAATTGAGCCTCTTGAAGCTTCCGCTCACGCCAGCCATCTTGCCACCGAACTCACTATCACCCTTAAACTTGGCGTTGCCATACTCGTCGATGATGAAATTGCCGTTGGGTGAGCGGACGGACTGCAGCACACCGCCCTTGGCATAGATATATCCATGGAGGATGATATCATTCAATATGGCACGACCGCCATGGGTAAGCACGAAGCTGCACATGTTCTTCAACTCCTCATCGGTAGCCATATATCCTGGATCATTGATATATTTGCCGATGGTGTAGAATGCATTCCGCATATCACCACCTCCCCAGATGAATGGTGAATTCATGGTTGCAGCGTAACCGCTCATGCCTCCTGTCTCCTTGACCATCTTGCCGTTGCGGTATTGGCCAACTCGAATGTCCTGCGTCATGATAAGACCGCCATTGACGGTAGTCTTAGCCTCCGTGATTGCAGCAGTGAGGTATTGTAAAGCCTCGAAGTTTGCCAGCGTCTTGTCATGATCATCAAAGGCGGTCTGCCACTGTACTGGCAGGTTGCCCTGGTTAAGTGTGATCTCCATCACACAGGCCGTTGCCTCAAATATGCGGAAACGTTTATCCTCCGGATCTGAGCAGCTGAAGATGACAGAATATCTCTTCAGCTCATCCGTAAGCTGTATATTTTCGCTATATCCACCGACGGTGAATTTGAGCGATTTGCCGCTCGCTTTGAAGGATAGTGTGTATTTCTCGTCAGATATGAGCTTCTCTGAAATCTGCTGCGCCAAACCACCCTCTGTGAGGTTCACGGCATGACCGGATGCACTCTCCTCTGTCTCGATGAATTCAGCGTTTTCTGTCTCCCAAAATTTTGCAGAATCGCTGAAAATCACGGTTTCATCGCTGATTTCGGACTTTTCGTCAAACTGCTGTGATGTATAGTCGCCCGTGAATCCGGAATTAAGGAGCATATTGCCGCTCTTGATGCCAAGGTTCTGCAGCTGCTCTATTGGCGTGCCGTCAGGCAGTGTGGTACCTGGCTCGAAGATGGCCACGCCCTTGAAGGTTGCAGTCTTGGTCAGCGGGTCGTATGAGATATAGTTGGACTGCTCGCGATCACCCACATAGTAGGTGCCGTAGATGCGGGAGTGGAACTGACCGCCCTCGAACCCCTCATCCTTGACTTCGCAATCCTGGAGTGAGAAGGAGGTGATGCCCTGATAATATTTTGTAGAAGGTGCATCGCTTGCCGTGGCTGAGAGAATGATGGCTGATGTGCGGATTGGGTTGTTTGCCCCTTGGAAGCCAAGCTGCACGATATTGTCTCCCACTGCAGGTTCACCAGCGCCATCATATTTGCCATCCTGGTTGGAGAGTATGATGTAGTTGTCCCCTACTGCCGTGACCAGACGCCAATAGTATTTGTTGGACGAGAATGAGGCAGAACCTGACTCTATGCGGAACTGCTGGCAACGTGCCTGATCTCCGACTGCGAACTCCTGGTATATCTGCCTTTTGCCGTCCGATGTCTCGAAATAACACTTGTAAAAGGCAGGTGTGCCTGCCGTGATGACTCGCCCACGAGCATTGAGCCACTCGACCTTGGAGCAAACCATGGCAGCTGCAGTCAGCGCCATTTCGCCACCTACATGTTTCAACTCCTTGATGGTGATCTCTCGGAAGTAGGCTGCTCGTCTGATGTTGAGAAAATCAAACTCTGCCGTTGACGTGCCATTCTCAGACACGGAAATGGATGCTCCGGAAGCATCTGGTGCGTAACTGCCGAATGTTGTCTGAGTGCCATTCTCGCCCAGCTGAGTATTGCCGGAAACGAAGAGAGAGGCGAGTTTGGCGAGAGCCTTGGAGACAAGACCCTTGGCAAAGGTGATGAGACCTTTGGCGGTATCATCATCAACGGAGGATAGTTTCTCGTCGTTAGGTGCTGCAAACTCGAAGAGAGATAAAAAGGCATTGCCGATGCGCCTTGCCGTGTTAGCTTTTGGAATGCGCTCGTCACGTATTTCCTCGAAGGTTTGCTTGATTTGTTGCTTATCTAATTTTTCTGCCATACCCAATTATATTTTATTGTCAAACATCTGCTTGAAAATGTCTGCCATCAAGCCTAAGTATTCCTCACCATAAAACATGCCCTCCATGTCGTTGAGTTTCATGATAGAGGCATAATATTTTTTATTGAACCATGGTTTGCGCTGACGAGGCTCGCCCAAATGGTGCTTAGCACGGTATTCAGGATCGAGAAAATGAAGGTCGCCAGGGTTGCCATGGTAATAGCCATTGCCTGTGCCAGCCTCTTGATAGAGACCATAGAGCAGGAATTTGTGGGCTATCATGCGAGAAGAACCACCGTAAGAAGTAGTTTGCACGCTATTGAAGAGGGCACCGGTATGCCGGATGCGGTAGTGCATGAGTTTTTCTTTCCAGATGTTGACCATCTCCTCAGCCCATCCCTTCTCATAGGCGTAAATGTCTGCTTGTGAGACAGGACGCTTGATGTCATTCGTTCCATTCTTCATCGTTGAACTCCAGGTTTAAAGGTTCACTCACGTCAAGATGAAACTCAACGCCTGTGAGGCCGTTGATGAAATAGGCACCTATCTCACGGCTGTCTATCTGGTCGCTGAGCATGTAGGTGTATTCTTTGAATTGCCAGTCGTACTTATCGATGACGATTTTGCTCAGAAACTGGCGGAATATCTTGCGGCATGTGTTGAGCTTCTCCTGTCGATCATTCATGTCAAACTCTTTGTAGCGCATGAGGATCCACACGGTATAAGTGATGACCTTGCGGTAGCTTCCGTCACCATTGATGGCCACGTTGCCCTCGTTGGTGTCATCGATGACCACAAAGTTTTTACTCTTAGTCATGTTTTGCAGCATACCCTCGAAGGAGAGTGGGCTGCTGCAGGTGGTAGGCATGAACCCCAACTCTGAGGTAAGCTTATTGTGCTTAGTGAGATCTCTGAAGTAAGAGAACGCATCAAAGCCCACCTGTACAGAAGGGGTGTTTATCTCTGTCTTAATCATGATTTTTTCAGTTTATCGTTTAACTCCTCAGCCTCACGTGCCTTGGCATCCAACTCGGTGAGCGCACGCCACACATCAGACTTTTCTATTTGTTTCTCCTTGGTGATGTCACCACCTGTGAGCGCTCGGATCTGCGCATTCATAGCCGCCGTCATATCATAGTCGCCTTCTTCAGACGCAGGTTTGAAGAGGTGTGGAAAAGATTTTGAAAAGTTATCTTTTATCCACATGAACCACAAGAACACTCCCATGGTCTCGGATGGGGCACATTTGATGGAGTCAGGCTCTTTGCCCTGATCGTCAAGATATAGTCGGCACGCCATCTCGCGTAGTGGCTCATCGCTCGTCTTATCTGACTTGAGAAACTGTTGGAAGTAGTTATCGCAGACGATATAGTTGATGAGTGGAAAATCATGCAGCTCGACATCTACTGCCTTGTATGGACCGATGAAGTCAAGCCTGTTGTCTGCACCCTTGCCATCGAAGACGAAGTCGAATGCCTCGCACAAACTTTGTATCTGCCAAAGCTGAAGGAAGAAGCGCAACTTCTCACCATTCTCCAGCATAGTCTCGCAGAGCCATCCGTCTTTTTTCTCCTTGAGTACCTTGATACCGCAGAAACGGGCAAAGAGATAGGTGCGCACTTGCCATTCGCTCCAACCTTGTGTGAGCAGAAAGAGCACATAGCGCAGCTGCTCTTGTGTGAGATCACTCCAGGAGTGAGGAGCGTGGAGTTGCAGGCTGCCGTCAGCCAGCAAAGAAGAAGGTTGTGTCATCAGCTTTGTTTTCATACGCTTGCATGTGATTGGCCTTGTAGGCGGTTGAGTCTCTGTATTTGGTGAAGTCATCGAGATGATCTTCTATGAAACGAAGAAGGCTCTCGAATGAGCCATGGGTATCTTGTCTGTCTGTGATATCGCCATTTTGGGGCAGGAACAACGCGATGAAATCGAGTATTTTGAGTTTGGCTGCTCGATGGTTTGGCTCGAATTTAGCCTTGCGCTCCTCGCTTAGCAACTGGTCAATCAAGTCATCGGAGAGCTGCTTGCGAAGAAAATTCTCTGCTGTATCGATGTTAGATCTGAAAGATGCGAGGTCATCGAATGTCGGTTTATGGTCGATATAATAATATTGTCGCAGCAAGACCGGTGACCAAAAGAAAGACCGTATATTGTCAAGTGCTTGCTCTGTCTCTGCCCATCCATCGACACGGCGAAGCTCATTGATCATGTTGTGTCTTGCCATGTCACGTCTGTAGGTCAACTCACGCTCCAGGGCATCGACACGGAATTGTGAGGCGGGCGCGATGTTGTCGTTGCTCACCACGCCGAAGCCATTGTCGGTCATGATGATGTCTTGCGAGTGAAGACGATCAAGGAACGTGGCTATCATGACGTATCTCTCGACCTGCAAGAGTAGGCGTGATCCTACCATGGTTGCATCATTCTCATGATCCTGGCCTATGATATTTGTCACGAGGTCTTGATACGTATCATCAAATGATTCCAACATCTTGTTGAACACATCCTCAGAGGCTGTGCCTACGAATGGTAGGATTGCCTCAAATCTATCAACGGTAATATCAATCATCTGTCTGTGATTTTGGGTTGTTTGAAACTTTCTTAGCATCCTTGTTCTCGTCAAGGGTGGTGAGCATGATGAGCGGCACGTCTGGATAGACCTTATCCTCCCAATGGTTGAAATAGATGATAACCCAGTGGACAGTCTCCATGAGATCATGGAAGGCTTTCTCTATCGACTGCTTGAGCGTGAAGAGTTCTCGCTTGTCGGATCCTGAGTTGTTGGTCTGACTCTTGCCAGGAGTAGCACCCACGAGGTTAGGATGGATATTGTCTGCATAACATTGCATATTGTTGCTCTCTGCGATGTCGTCGCTGTAGTCGCCTCCGTCCTTGGAGGTGTCGATGCGAGTGATCTTGACCATGTTGACCTCCTTGCCGTCTGGGGTAGTGTAATATCCCGCCACCCATAGCTTGCCGCTGTTCTCTATGCCTGATATGAAGGACTTGATTTTTTCTTTTTCCAGGAGCTTGCGCTTTTTCTGATCTTCTTGATTGGTGATGTGCTCCTCCTTGAAGATGCCGCGCCAATAGTCATTGTGGATTTCCACGAGGTAGGGGATAGCGGCATGGTTTCTGAGTTTCGACATCTTGCCGATGGCGATGAGTCGGGAGATATCATACCATTTATCTCTGAAGATAGCACTGTAGTAGGGAACTGGATAGTATTGACATCCGGCAGTAGGGAAACGTGTCACGATGGCAAATACACGCACCTTAGTGCGAGGACCATTGCCGCCTTGCCGTGACTTCACCTGTCCGCTCTGCCCCTTCAGCCCCATGCGCTCCTGCAGGTCGCCAAGTGGGTCGAGCTCGTCGAGCAATGGGATAGCCTCTATGTTCTCAGGCTCCAGCGCATTGCGCCAATTTGCGTAAAGCACGTATTCGGAGCGACCGTTTTTGCTCTGCGTGAATCTGCAGTAGCAAGCCTCCTTGTGTCGGACGGCCACGATGCGGTCGCCCTTCTTGTTGAGGATGATAGCCGAGACGCAGAAAAAGAAATACTTCATATCCGTAATTTGCTCCAGGAAGAATCGGCTCAGAGAATTGTGCATCTTGAAGAGATTGACATCCTTGTCGTCGCTTGGCAGTTTGGTTTTGATGTCGTTGTATTGGAATCCAAGACCGTAGCAGGTGAGCACGTTGAAAAGTTTGTTCTGTGCCATCACGCTGCTCTCTCCGATGCTTTTGATGAGCTGGTAGGGTAGAAGGTTGTCTTCACCGAAGGGGATATAGGTGTAGTTTTTGCCATCGCTTGCCTTGACGGTCATCGTGTCTGTGATGCCGTCATCGTCGAAGATGCCAGAAGACTCCACGAAACCGCCCGTCGGGTTATATGCCTGGTAGCTCATCACGTCGCCCATGGTGGCGAAGGTAATGTCTATGTTTTTGTCGTCCATTGCTATAAGTATATTGGGTGATTATTATATCTGAAGATGAAAACGTCGCGCACCTTGCGCACCTGGTTGTTGACAGGGTTGCGAAGCCGGTGTGTGCCCTCTCGCCAGTTGGAAGAGGTGACGAGCCAGCCACGGTAGTGGATGATGGATCCGTCGGATGCCTTCCAGCAGTCGATGTCAACAGGCGAGCGGTCGATGCGTGAGATATCGAGCGAGCGGCGAAGCTCGTTGATGTGTATTGCCTTGCTTGTATCAGCCATATATGTGAAAACTTTAAGAGTGAAACTTTAGTTGAACGTGTCGTCGAAGGAATCATCGAAGATGCGACCTTCGCCCATATTCTTGAACATCACGTTTTGGATGCGCTGCGCATATTGGTAGGTGAAGGTGAACTCTGGCATATCGTCAGCCTCATTGGTGCGCTCTGCCTTGGATTCAGTGATGGTGACTTGCTTGTCTTGTGAGTAATCCCTGAAAAGAAAGATCTCGTCGGAGCGCAGCAGGTCTTCGGCGAAGTGAGTCATCGATGGTGGCAGGATGCCGGTGTCGCCCTCGAAGTTGCGTGTCTCCCTGATAGAATAGTTGATTTTCTTGCCTGAGATCACAGCGCTCTTGCGCTCGAACTCTGGTGAGATCTTTTTTTTGCCGAGACAGTAGAAAGTCTCCTGGCATCCGAAGCTGTTGGTAAAGAGCAGCACCGGGTCTGCCACGCTGCCGGTATGATCTATCTGGAACTCTTGTGTGCGCTTGCCCACGGTCACGGTATAAGCGAAGAGATCTCCATATACCTCGTTGTGGTATCTGTCGGGTGATACGTCGAATGTGGTGATGCCATTGACTGTGCGTGTCGGTGTGACATCAGCTGTGAAGGTGGCGGTGTTGACGGTATTAGCATTCTTGATATATCGCGCCGTGACGGTCGCCTTGGTGCTGTCTGAGCCAGCTGCATGGAGGTATTCTCGATGGCCGAGGCGCGTGAGTTTAGCGCCATCCAGGAGTGACATGAAGTATCGGTCGAGGAATGTTGCCGCCGACATATCGATGTCAACGGTGGCATAGTAGGCGGTGATGCTGCCACTTGACCATGAGGCAGTTTCTGTCTCACCTGTGTGCTCGGTGATGGAGATTGAGAATGTGGCAATCACAGTCGGGCGCACAGCATCGGCTATGAGCGTGCCGAGATCGTAGATGGTGATGTTGCCGGAGACGGGGTAGTATGTCTCGCTGAGCAGTTCTTCTCCTGCACAGGTGATGGTGACGGTTGCGCTGTCGCCACCTATCGAGAAGGAGAAGGTGTCGAGCTCACTGGTGAAGAGTGGTGATGTTGGTTTGGTGGCTTTTATCATGTCTTGTCTTTTTTTAATGCAAAGATAATAAGGTAGGGGAGAAAATAAAAATACGAGACCGTCATCACGACGACCTCGTATGTTATCTACTTTCTGGTAGAAAAGTAGTCAATATAGAAAAAAATGACTGTATTTCTTGTTATTCAGACATGGTATCCTTGATTATCCAGACGAGCCTGCCACCCTCAATCTGCATCATCTTATAGCCATGCTCTACCATGTATTCTGTGATGGTAGAGATAGAGGCAAAGACCATCTCTTTGATGGCATCCTGTATATCCTTGGAAGAGAGGAAGTCAACGTGCTGATCATTTTGATCATCACATGGACCACTGCCTTCTAAGTAGGCATCAAGGGCTATTGTCACATAGTCAATCTTTGACTCTCGCTCCAGTGGCTGTGGCTTTTGCTCATTATCGTAGGCAGCAAAGCCTATCGGTCGTTTTTTCATACCTTACCTCCTTTGGCCTCCAGGGCTACGTTGATGGTCTGAAAGAGGTCGCTCATACGCTTGAAGGCGTTGAGCATGAGCAGCACCTTGCCGGGACCTCCGAAATCGTCCACGCTGTTGGTTACTACCTCGTCTGATACAAGCTTGTCCTGTATGTAGTTGAGGTTCTCGATGAAGTTGTTGAGTTGGTCAACGTTCATCATATCCACGAGCGCATTCCATACTTCCGTTGTCATGCGCAGATCGGTAGCATTATTCTCATTCATGTCTAATCGTTGTTTATGGTTTTCCACATGGCTAGAGTCATCTTGTACGGCTTAGCCTCTTTAGCTCCATACCGAAGAGCATAATAGCGATGATCATACCATCGGATAATAGTCTGCTTGTGTGGCGCATCATCGATGAAAGCAGCTGATGCGACAACGTTGTTGTCTCTCTGAAATTTGAGTTCCACCTTATGGGCGTTCATCTTCCTGCCTTCAATAACGAAGAACTTGCACCTGATGATATCCTTGGCTGTCAGCTTTGCTGTGCGTCTTCTGCTGTTTCTATTCTTTTTCATCACTCACTCCTCCTTTCTTGTCTTTGGTCCAGCCTGGGTGCAGGAGTCCTTCTTCTGCTCCCGAAAGTACCCCCCCGCTTCTCGGTATCTCTCAAAGATTTTGTGGCGGTCGCTCTGGATGGTATTGTTGTTGAGTGTCCAAAGATTAGTCTCCTCGACCTTCGCCTTGTCTCTGCGAAATCCTGCCTCATTGCGAAGCTTTCTACAATTACGGAGTTCTTCCTGATATTCATTTTTGGCCTTCTCGAAAGCATTACGGGCACAGCGGTAGCTTTCCCCTGCTTCATTCTCCATGCGTTCAATACTGTCCAACGAGCTCTCGTAATTCCGGCTTATAACTTGCAACTCTGCCTGATGGCGCTTGCGCTCGTCAGCAGCTCTCACGATGTTCTCCTCCAGCTGAGCATGAAACAGCTCTGTAGTCATTCTGCTCACCATTATGCTACCTCCCCTCCAAAAAAGAAACCGCTGACTGCCACGATGGCCATCAGAGCCACCATGCCCAACATGACCTTGGCGACGTCGCCATAAGTGACCGTCTCGTCACAGAGGAAACTGAAGGTTTCGCTCTTGGTCTTGGCGAGCTTCTTGATTTCACACTTGAGGGCCTTGATGCCCTCCTCTACGCTGATGCCTGCAGGTCTCATCTGCGCATCACTTAATAAAATAGAATTCTGCATAGTGCATCATCTGTTAAGCATTAAACAGCCGATTGTACAAAAGGGTGGCGGCTGCATTCCCCGTTGCTTAACAGATGATGACTTATCCGGAAGGACTAATCAAATCTACGGTTCATGCAGCCGCCATATAGGTACACCTTTTTCCCGTTGCCGGGAAAATGATACTCTTGGGCATAAAAAAAGCCTGCGGCAAGATGCCATAGGCGAAACGGTCGCCCTGCCGGATAGACTACTATCATCTGTTAAGCGGTGGCAAAGATAAGGAGAATATTTGGAACTGCCAAATATTTTTAGGAAAAAGTTTTGTTTTTGGTGGAAAAAGGTTAATTTTTTGAGAGAAATGATAGGAATGGGGAATGAAAAAGCCCCCGATGCAAGGTGCAGCAGGGGCTATGGTTATTTTTGGAAATACACTTTAAGGGGTAGGGAATTTTCCACATCACCTATTTTAAATGTGAACATGAAATTACCCTCGGTTGGAAATTGAAGGTCGGAGAACTCGAAGATAAAGTTACTAAACAGAAATTCTTCAGAAGGATGTGGTTCTACCTTTGCTTGTATAGGGTTGCCGAGCAAAGGTTTTCCTGTGGCCAAATCGATTACCTGTGTAGTGAACTTTTGTTCGATTTTACTTTCTTCACTATTCATTTTTACTCTGGCTACCAAGAAGAGAGTACTCTTTGGTAGAGGGGCTTTTCTAACCACATAGTGGTCGAAAGTTCCCACGATAGTGAGCTTGCCATCGTTATCTTGTGCGAAGTCACATAATGCAAGAATATCTATAGTCATTTTATTTGTCCTTTAATGTTAGACTCGACTTGTGCCGAGTGGTTGAAAAGTCGTTTGTAATTCTCAAAAGAGTACTTGAGTTTGCTCACAGTTCTCTTGTTGGTGCTTGCGAGGTTTGCGCCATGTCTTCCCGATACGCCCTCTTTTGTATCGAACTTCAGCGAGTTTCTCTTAGAATCAACCCATAGCCTTATGGCATCGCCTTTGATAGTGTCCCCCACCTCGCCATGTACATTCATCTGTTTGCGTATGAGTATTTCTTCCTCGTTAAGTTGTAAGGCTTCCGTGATTTCAACGGAGCTGTTTCTGTCCAGTTCATAGAGTGTCATTTTTTTGCCTGTGATAGGTTCTTCTTTGAGACCTTTCCATTCAGCTCTTCTTGCAATCACAGCAGCTTTCTTCCCCTCGATGATTTCACCTTCCTTTATGTATATAGCCATTATTTGATACTTTTTTGCATTGATTTTTCACTGAAAGAAAAAACCTCAGCCATATCGTCAGGTGAGGCAACATCCATGATGGCAGGGCTTACCTCAAGAGCAACCTCGATGTCTTCTACAGATGCATCCTTGTTTTGTTTAATGATGTAATTGTCCTCATTTTCCTCAATCTCTTTATCAAATTCTTCCTCGGTGATATCGCCAGCGAGCATATTGCAATAGAGCTTGAAATAATTGCGCTCACGTGTGCGGTTGTTTATGGCACGTGTCATCAATTCCTTCAATCTGTCAGCAGTGCTAATTTTGAAAAAGTTAGCTTTGCTGACAACTCCTGCGAAAGCAATCCGTTCTTTGTCTTTGTCTTGTATGGCTACGACCGAACTGCCGTCAGCTTGATAAGTTGTATAAATGGTTGTTGTATTGCTCATGTTGAATATAAACTTGAATGGTTTATTGTTTATTGCTGCAAAATTATGTTTTTTTCTTGATACTTACAAACTTTATTTCAAATTTAACTATAAAATTAACAACAAAATTTGTATGCAAAATTAAATTAAGCAATGTTTGCCCACTTTTAGGCTCTTGCCAGACTACTTTCGCCGTCAGGCGAAAAATTTGCGAAAACAGGGAAGACAGAAATGTCTTCCCTGTACCTTATTATATATTATAGCTTGCCTTTGTCGTGGAAGCTATAGAAGCCATCCTCTGTAATGATGATGTGGTCCATGAAGAAAAGGCGCATGATTTGGCAAGCCTTGTGTATCTTCAAAGTTACTTCTTCATCAGCCTTGCTTGGCGTGGCATTGTTGGACGGGTGGTTATGCGCCACGGCTAAGATGGTGGCATTGTTGAGCACCGCTTCTTTCATTATCAATCGTACATCGACCGCTGTTTCCGTCAGTCCTCCCTCGCTGAGTTTGATGCACTTTATCAGCCTGAAGTTCTGATTCATCAGCACCACGAAGAAACGTTCTTTCTCGTTGTCCTCCATCTGAGGGAGAAGAAAGTTATAGAGTGCCAAGCTACTGCCGAGGTCGGTCTGCTGAGCCACCTTTTCCATTTGGTAGCGTCTTCCGAGTTCGATGGCGGCTTGTATGGCTATCGCCTTGCAGTCGCCTACACCCTGCACCACTTCGAGTTCCTCAATTCTCGCACGCTTGATATTACGTAGGCTCTCGCCCATGATATTATAAATCTGTCGTGCCTGCCGTAGGCTCTCTTTTGTTCCTGCCCCTCTGTTCATTACAAGCGAGAGAAGTTCCACGTTGCTGAGGGTGTCCATGCCGTAGTTGTAGGCTCTGTATTGAGGTCTTTCCTCCATGCAAAGTTCGTTATAATTTTGTCGTATCATCATTATATTTCTTTATTAGTTATACATTCTTTTGGTTCTTGCTAAGAACATGGCACCCATGACCTCGGCGCCACATTCAGCGAGTTGGCTTGCAAACTCTTGGGCGGTCGCTCCGCTTGTTATCACATCATCGAAGATGATGACCTTCTTGCCCTTGAAGTACTCTCTATCGAGTGCCACCCTGTAGCCGAAGCTTTCAGAAACATGGTTTGCGCTGTTGTGCTTGGCTGTGCGCTCGCCATGGATGAAAAGATGGTCGTTGCCGTTCTGTACCTTAGCCTCTTGGCTCACCTTGGAGGCGAAATGAGAGAAACGCTTGGTGTATTTCTTTGAGTTGGCGGCTGGAGCACAAACAAGCACGAAGTCGCCGGCTTTGTCGCCATAGGTCTGAGAGAATGACTTAGCCACCATGTCGGCTGCATAGTCTGTCGCCCACTTCTTGCCATCCTTGAAGGCGAAGATGAAGTTTCTTACTTGCTCTGCCTTGGCTGAGCGGTCGAAACGCTTGGAGTTGTACTCGTAATAGTTGAAAGTCTTCATACGCTTTAAAATTTTTATTCTACCCAGAGGGCTAAAGGAGCTTTTTACTTGAACTCGTCTTTGTCTGCCCGTCTGAGAGTTTTTTTTTATTCTGCCCGTCAGGCTTTTTTGTCACTTTTTACGGTGCAATGAGACGAGCGGAGAAGAGGTATGAAGACCAAGGAATTTCGGCTAAAAGTTACAGGAATACCCAATCTGTGATTGTGGAAGGCTGCCAGGAAGTTTTCGCAGAAATCGGGAACCAGTACTTGGTAGGTACCGTCCGCCGTAAATTTGCTGAGGAAAAAGGGATAAAGTCTGATGGGCTACCTATAAAGGGCTGCTCTCGGAGCGGATAAAGCGGACAAAGAAAAGGCTTTGCCTTACCTTGGTGTTAAGCCTCTGTGACGTTTGAACAGCGCAAATTTTAACATCTGTATAGAAATGGGTAAAAAGAAAATTTGCGTATCAAGAAAACCGTGTTTTTCAGGCATTCTGCATGAAAAACAGACCTTAGACCGATGAAATCGCAACATTTGGCAGGCTTCGACCTCGAAGTTGAAGATGGCGAATGTGTCGTTTTACGACAGGTTTTCCACACCCAAAGGTTGGAAAACCTCGATTTTATCGGGGGGTTAGGGATTCAAAGGGAAAATAATTTCCCTTTGTCGCCGAAACGACCCCCCACCGCCCTGCGCCCGAGCCCGCCTCCCGACCCTTGGAAAAGACGGAATATGTAAACAAGTATTAAGAAGTTTGTAAGAGTGCTAAACATAAAAAGGGGAGTCCGCATCGCTGCGAACTCCCCCAAACGGCGGTCAAGCGAGAATGCTAACCACCTATCTATAATCGTATGAAAAAAAAATAATATCAGAGCATGGAGCCAGTGAAGATATAGCCATCGGACTGCGGGAACTTCTCTATGCCAATCATGAGTGTGTCGAAGGCATCGGAGCCATCGGTGCGAGCCTCCAGCTTATCCTCCTCGGTCTCTGCCAGTTTCTCTCCTCGCTTATCCTTCTTGCCATTATACACACCAGCAAGGCGGATGGATATGAGCAGATCTTCATTGTTTTCGCTGTTGATCACGGCACGGTGCTCAGCCTTGCCCACGAACATACGGTTGATGAGCAGCATCTTCTCCAGGTGTCCCATCGGGTTGCCCAGATAGACCTCGTTGACATACCAGCCATGGTCTGTGAGATAGTTGGCGATGAAGGTATGGAAGTCATCATTCATCAGGGCGTAGTTGTTGCCCACGAAGGTAGAGTCGTAGTAGAAGTTAACCTCCTTGCATCGTTGGTACTGGTAATACTCCATGAACTTATCGAGTAGGGCAGGCAGCTTATTCTCATACTTCACGAAGAAACTCTTCAGGCAACGAGCCTCGCCACGCAGGTTGTCTTGTCCCACGCACATCCAGTTGATGAGCGCATTGGCATCGAACGCTATGCACAGCGGACGGTCAGGATCAACGTCTGCATCCATGCGTGCATCCACATGCTGTAGCTTATCGATGTCATACTCCAGGCCATCGAGGAAGTCGAGGTTGGGAGCCGTGTATAAGTTGACATCACGCAGGTTTGAGTAGAAGCCATCGAGCGAGATGGATGGCCGCTTGCACATGATGGAAGTCAGGAAGGTGAGTGCAGGCAAGTCTCGCTTCATCTGCTTGATAAACTCCATGCCGAGCACCTCTACATTATAGACAGAGGAATACTCCTTGTAGAAGAGTGTCTTGGAACGCAACTGTGCCAGTAGCAAGCCTATCTCCTTCAGGCGACGCTTGGCATATAGACTGACGTGCCCCGATGTCTTGATGCGGTTGCGGATGTCAAACTCTTCGACCACGAGCGAGGAGATGGCTTCCACGAGGTGAGGATCACAATCCTTCTTGTAGTTGAGGAACCAGGAACCTTTCTTAGTGACCGGCATATCGGAGGTGATAAGCATGCCATGGTGGTAGTAATGCTGACCAAAGAGGTTGACATTGCCACGGTTGGCAGGGAAGGTCTCATCCTTCAGCTGCTCGAAGTCGATGAACTTCGCCTCGTCGATGTCGAGGTAGTCAAGCGAGAGGGAGTTAGACGTGCCCTTGCGGTCTTGTGAGATAATGGTGCCTATACTTCCATTATAAAACGAGATGGTGTTCTCCCAGTTGGAAGGAGGAATGACCGGGTCAGGCCATCCCAATTTCTTAGGTGGCTTGACCCCGATGAGATAATGCTTGCCCCGATGGAAGCCCCATCGCTCCCAGTGCTGAAGCATGGACGGTATGGTATTGGTGAGACATCGCTTTGCATTGGCGGAGACAAAGCCACCATTGCTGCCAGGCATGCGCTGCATGTTGCGCAGGTTGAACATGGAGTGGAGTACACTCTTGCCTATGCCTCGACCGCCCACTATCACGTTGTCTCGAGCGTTGATGAAGTTGACCTCCATCTGTGCTGGGTTTAGATATTGATCGATCATTGAGCATCCTCCTTGATTTCTTCTGTTGGTGTATATTCCAAGAGTTGCTCATCATAGTCTTCAGCTTCGATTTTGACAAGATCCATGGAGTTGTCGGTGTATTTCTTGATGAGCTTCTTGATGGTGGTCATCACGTTAGGAATGCGCTTGAGACCCAAGTGACGAGGATCTGTGGTAGGGATGAACACCTGAGGCTGAATCTGGTCGTAGCCATTATCCACAGGATCTTCCTTATCCAGAAGATGATATTTACCGTAGGCAGCAGCTGCAGCAGCCATGGCACGGGCATCGCCCATGGACTCAGCCTTATCGTAGGTGCGCTGTATCATCTGGTCGAAGCGGAAACGGGCAAAGTCCTTGGATACACGCTGGAGATTGCCCAGTATGAGCTTGATGAGGTGCAGATCGTTGTATGCCATCATGCGCTGCACACGATAGTCTTGCATATCCTTGAATACCAATTCCTGGTCTGTCTTGCGGGGATTGACGAGCCACCACGAATAGAGGGCACGGATGCGCAAAATGCGGTCACGCACAGGGGCGGGTACATTTTGCGCATCCATCTCTTCGGGTGTGCGATCCATGAGGTCGATGATGGCATCGATGTTGGCTGGTTCTCTCATACTCTAATCTCCTCTAACATTTGGTTCAGGTATTCATGTGTGCGCTGCACGGCTTGTGGCGAGCCAGCAGCAGCGAGGTCAAGTTCATTCTTGCGAAGCTGCTGCTTCACAGTCGCCATGCCCAGGTAGTAGGCACGGTGAAGCTTAGACGAAGGCTTTAGAATCTCCTCACGCAGTTCATCCTCGTTAATATCCAAAAGGACGGACATCTCCGATATCGGAGTCAAAGTCTCAGCCAAGTCTTGCACGTTTTTCATCAATTCCTGTGTAATTTCCATTGATTTTCAAACTTTTGTTAGTACAGTGCTCCAGGTAACCATGGAGCAGATCATAGAAGACTTGTGGCTCTGTAGTGACGATGGTCGATTCATCACGGCTGCCATAGGTCTGATTTTGTGAGGTGACGACCGACACCACGCAATCGGCGGCTCTGAAGAGGATTACCTTGGAGTGGTTCTCACCCAGATAGACCTCGTCGAAGCATGCCTGCATCATGCGCCAAAGCTGCACGGTCTTCTTGCTCGCCTTGACATCGAGCAGCATCTTTGCCGAACGGATGCTGTCAGACTGCCGCATCAGGCGGAACCCACGGAGGAACTCCTCGGAGGTAGAATAAGATGACACCCACACTTCTGCAGAGTCTGTCTGTGAGAGAATCCACTTGATGAGACCGAGGGTGTGGATATGTCGCCCGAAATAGGCTTGCGTCTGGACTTCGCCGATGGGTTTCAGTAGGTCTGATACCTTAGCCTTGGTTGCCATTCTCAGCGAGGCGGGCTTTAGCAACACGGTCACGGTCGGCACGTGTGACCACGTATGAGTCGTAGGCGAGCATGTCGGCACGATACTTCTTGTCAAGGTCTGAGAGTATCTTGAGATACTCGTATCGGTCGCACGGCTCTTTATCTTCCATCGACTTGAGCGTCTCGAAGGTAGATTTTATCTCCTTGTATCGCTTGGCGTTAATATCCCAGAGGGCTGCAACTTCTTCGGGCAGAAAATCGTGATCCTTGCGCTTGCCTTTGCGGATGACCGCGACACCATCTTCTTCGGAGGACGGCAGCTCTGCATCATCATTGTTGGACTCTTCCTCGCTGGAATCGGTCGTTTTGGCGGTCGTACCGGTCGTTTCTTCGGTCGTAGCCACTGGTGCACCCTCGTCTATGATGGCTTGTGCCTCTGGAATGACGAGACTATCCATCTGCTTAACCTCATCGATGGTCATTTTGTCGAGACGAATTTTGAGGAACTTGCCCAGTTCATACTCGATGTTGGAACGGTATGCCTGTGGCTGTCTGGTGGCACGGGCATGATAGAAGCGGTCTCTGTTGAGACGAAAAAGCATGTTTGCCCCCTTAATGACGTCTGCATCGCTCTCATGCTTGGCATTGAGCCATGCTTGTATTTGTTTGGTGAATTGATGATCCATATATGCGAAAATAATAAAAGGTGGCTCAGGCACGAAGCGAGAGCCACCTAAGCTGCTGAAACATTTTTGATATTATGAGTAAAATAGCGCCTACGCTGTATGCTCAGTCCATACGGAGCCGTCAAGACCACTGATGTCACCCTCGTCGGTCTCCAGTTTGCCCTCGTAGAAAGGTGCCGGACTAACGTCTGTGGCTTCAACGCTGAGTGTAGAGGTGACGGAGTCTGTAGCACCCGCACCGCTATTCTGAGCAAATGTGGACTTAGGTGCGAACATCTCGCAACCCAAGATGCGGAAACGACCATTAGGCATCTGCTGAGCGTAGATCATCTCATCGTTGATGACCATTCGACCGAAGCCTGTGATGTCGGCATCCATGCCACCGATGATATACTCAGCCTTGTTGAGGAATGTGGCTGAAGGAGCCTCTCCCTGTGTCTCGGTGGTAATGCTTGACTTGAGGGAGACCAGGTCAACCACATGCCACTTAGCATCGGCTTCCAAAGCGAAGTTGCCCTTGTATGTGGCAAGTGCGGTCATGTCTGTAGCTTTATCCTCTATGTCATCAGGAAGCTTTGGCCATGTGAGAATCTTTGACTTGAGAATAGCCAAGAACTTAGGGCGAACGCCAGGAGTAATGCGTACTCCTGGACATTTGCGGACTGATTTATATAAATCTTTTGTTGTGCAAACCATAATTTAATCTCCTATATATAAAAGGTGAAAGTTTACTCCTTGCTCTCAGCACCTGTGCCATCGGCAGGGTTTGTGTCATCGACAGGATCCTGCTCGCCGTTAAGACTTGTACCCTCGACTGTGGCGCTCTTTTGGATGATAGGCTTCTGGCCATCATCAGTGATGAACATGATGCGCTCCTTGTTGATGCTCTCGTACTGGGTGCCGAAGAACTTGGTGGCGATGAAGTCGAGTTTCCATGGGTGGTATTTCTCCACGCTGATTTTCTCTGCATCGTTATTGTTGGCCTCGTTGACACCCACGAGCATATTGCTGCGAGTTGTGAGCTGGAAGAATGGAGCATCCTTCTTATTGCTCAGTGGAGCAAAATGTACATTCTCGAATCCCACGATGGAATTGTGGCTGTAACCGTTGTTGTATGGAACAGATCCGAACTTCTTCAGGAATGCACGGTTGTACATGTTAACGAAACTCTGAGGAACGAAGAGCAGCAGATTATCTTCTGCCATCAAATCCTCGTCAGCAGATTCACAGATAGCTTGTGCGAAGTCAACTGCGTTGTCGTCATTGAGGACCTTACCACTACCCAAGATGTCTGAAACATTGATGAGGTTGCCGAGATCAGTTGACAGTGTGCCTGCTGTCAATTCTTTGGCTGCGATTGTATCTAAACCATTGAAAAGGTCTTTCGAACCATTACCGGCGGCATTGCGCACGGCATTCCAAAGCACTTTATCAAGGTTCTTACCAAGTTTCAAGGCGAGAAGTTGGAGAACCTGTAGGGTGATAGGTACGTTTTTGAGAGCATCACCACTCATGGCGTTGGCACCCCAAATGGTGGAATATACCGAGTTAGGTGAGAATTTCACGTCAACGTTACCAAGGAACACTTCCAAGGTGCGAGGCGTGATCTTTGCACCGCTATCGGCGGTACGGTTCTCATCATATGGACCGAACTCAGCGTTACCAGTCAACTCTCCGACTGTCTCTGAAACACGAATGCCTGGGCGAAGTGTCATGTATGAGAGTGATTTCTTCAATCCCTTGGTAGGCATAGTAATCAACTGCTTGCGGTATGTTGCAGCAGTCTTCTGCAACTGTTCATGAACATTTGCAGGGGCAATGAACTTGTTTTCTTCTGCCATGTTATGCAAATTCGTTAATAGCGTCAAACACTTGACCTGAGAAGTAGTCCTGAGCCTGGGTGTCCTCTACTGCTGTAGAAGTACTACCACCTGGTTCATCCTCCAGATCCTTTACTTTATCCTTCAGGTCGTCTCTCTCCTTTTCGAGATCCTTGACCTTGTCTTCCAATGCCTTCTTTTCATTCTTGACCTTGGCGAGTGCCTCGTCTTTGTCATGGATGGAGCTGGCATCGGCAGCCATCTTGTCCTCAATCTTCTGCATCTGCTCCTTGGAGATGGTGCAGTCCTTTGCGGAATCTTCTGCCTCAATGCCCTCAATATTGAGGACATTGTTAATGTGAGTCCATTTCTTGATCATATTTATAATAATGTTATGTGGTTTGTCTTTACCAAACAGTCGGTCAAGGAAGCCTGGCTTCTTCTCGTACCATGAATTGACAACCTCTGGCAATACTGGAAGGTTGTTGTACTTGATAAAGTCTTGTGTCTGCTCGGTAATCTCGGCAGGCTTGCCATCCATGGCTTCATCGACAAAACCAAGCTCGATGCACTCATCAACGGTGTGCCAGAGAGCTTCGGACATCACCTTGACGATGTCTTCATGCTTTTTGCCGGAGCGATCGCAGTAAACGTTAGCGATAATGTTGTCTATCTTCTGCTGGTTTTCCTGTTGTTTCTGAAGCTGTTCGATAAGAGATCCAATCTCTTCCTCGTTGAGTGCTGACCAGACAAACTGCTCCGTGGAGCATTTGTGGACGAGAAGCAAAGTGTATTTGCTCATGCGGATTTTGTTGGCACCCATCGCACAGATGGTTGCAGCGGACGCAGAGAAGCCAGCCTGGAAGTCAACGGTGACATCACCATGTGACTTGAACATCTGGCAGATGGCGAGACCGGCGGAAACTTCTCCACCAAGCGAGTCGATGGAGACATCTACATGCTTGCCTTTGTTGTCATTGAGAATGTCGTGGACCATTTTCTTAGTCCACGACCCAATGTAGCCAGTGATTGATATTTGATATTTCATATAGCTTTGCGAATAAGAACACTGCAAAGTTATATAATAGGAGGGAAGAATAAAAAAACTTTTATTCGATGATTTGGAGCGGTTTTATCACATCAGACCATGTCACGGTATAGGTGATGAGCGAACTGTCGGTGTGAGAACTTGGCATGAGCTCAGAGCGAGTAAGGACAGGAAACGGGCGATGGTCGCGCCCGATGAGGTATCGGCACCCATCGGCGGTTGTCACCCTGTATGCGAGTGGTATGTCGTCAGAATTAATTTGCTCACACGACTTGAAGGTGAGTTTCGACGTGAAAATACGAACCTTAGACTCTACTTTGTCGGAGATTTCACAACTTGACGGATTTTTGCACTGAATCTGTCTAAACTCGACATCCTGTGGAAGAATGCAAAGATGACGGGCTGGGAAGATCACACTCTTGAGTTTCTCTGCCTCAGCCGCCTCTATTTTGATGATGTTTTTGATGTATGCCATAAGCTTTGAAATATTTCTAAGTTGTTCGGACTTGTTCGTGGTTGTTTGGATATTTCGGTTTTGTTCGGAGTTGTTCGCAGCGACGGAAAATTTTATGCTAACATTTACTAAATCTTGTTGTAGAATTTAAAATAACGCCTTTTTTTGCGTGTTGATCACGCATTCTGTAGAAGCATTGACGCACAGTATCCTCATAATCGATGCCAATACCATGCTGCTCGCACCATGCAGAAATGATGGAAGATATGCGGCATGATCGGTCAGCGATATCCTTAAGCGATGCCCAGAGATCCATCTTGAAGAGGTCGATGATGACCTCCTTGATGGCACGTCTTGCTCGAGGACCGAGATAACAGTACTCTCGCACAGGTTTAGCCTTGGAGTCAGGGAGCATGATAGCGAGATATTCATCAGGATGAGTGAGCCAACGGCTCTCCTCGAACTCCTTATCCTTAAATATATGAGAAGCACTCTGATGAAGCTTTGTGGAGTCTGCAGCCTCCTGCTCTGTTTGACTCTCCAGTTCAACAAGTGAGAGTTTTGCCGATGGAGGTTTAGTGGTGAACTTGCGGATCACCGCCACCTCATTACTACCGACAGGAAAGATGACAGGGGTGCCATAGGCATGATATGCCCATTGCCTGATGTGAGTGGGAATTTTAATATAAACGACTGGATTCATATATATATGCGTTTTTTGCGGCAAAGATACGAAGAATTTTTGAGAATACTAAAGATAATCAGTAAAAACTAACTTTTATCAGTAAAGTTGGTGTGATATAATTTCGTCCGAAAAGTTTGTATTTTTGTATCATGCAAACTTGGCTTTGTAAGTAGCTGATAATCAGCGTATTTTGTATGATACAATTTTGTGATACAGAAAATGTAACACTTTCGATTTTGTTACATAGACAAATCGCCGAGTTAATAACCAGTATTAGAATGGGCTTGTTACAAACTTGAAAATTTTTGTAAAGTAGTTGTAACGCAACTTTGTAAACACCGCAAATGTGGCTTAACTCCCTATCTATCAGTTATTTATCTTTTTTGCTAACATTCTGTTACAGAGTTACAAAGGATTTGTATAAAATAAAAGAAAGGGGTGTGGGGAAAACGACGGCATGGGCGTGAAAAGAGAGTAGGGGAGACGGTCAGGACGACTGGTGAGGAGGTCCTGGCCAAAGAAAAAGGGAGCGATGGGCCAATGCTCACCGCTCCCTCGTAACATGGGAAAAGAATTATAAAATCAGCAAAATTTGCTTGAAAATTTAGCTCAAAATATTTGCATAATTCAGATATTTTTTGTACCTTTGCACTATAACTTGGGGCTATCTATTCTTTTATTTATAGATGGTCAGAAAGGGTCAGTACATCCACCTGCGTCTGTCATGTTGAAAGGAATGGTGGGTTGTATATCACCTTGGTTTGCTTGAGTATCCTCTTTTTTAACATCACTCTTTTTGCTTCTGAGATAAATCATCTCAACAGGGCTGCCATCTGGATTGGCCGGATCGCGTCTGATGATGCGATGCTGGCTGTTGCAGAGATCCTCTGGGTTCAGCTCTTTGATGTAAGGACACAACTCAACGAACGCCTTCAGCTTCTTGGTGAAGCTCTGAGTTGTCGCCTTGTTGATGCCTGAGAATTGCTTGAAGTCGTTGAAAGCACGCTCTCTCACGATGAATTTGTCGAGTCGCTCGCTCTCCTCTGAGAAGTAAGTAGCAGCCCAATCCTCGAAGTTAACGCCCATGTCAGCCTTGAACTTGCGCTTGATGATGTTATCCATCGGTGGCATGATCTTGATGGGTTCATTGGCCAAGGAGAGGTAAAAACGGCAGCACTGCAGGAAAAAATTGATGTCCGCATTCCATTCATCCTCGGTGTATGTCTTTGAGAACAGATCCTCATCGAAGTCGTCACGGATGCTTCGTGTCTCCTGATAGTCGTTTTCTTCTGTGCGCTGGTGGTAATAGTCTGAGAACACCATATAGAGCAATCTTGCTTCTGAGGATGGGTCGAAGTCTGCAGGCACATAATTGGTGGTGAAAGCAATCTTCGGACTATCCTCAAAAGGAATCGTGAAGCTTTGGTTATTCTTTGGGTTTACTGTCATATCTGAAGTAATGTTGTCGTAAAAGAGACCTGTGTTGAGATATCGGTCGCAGTCATCAAGCAACAGCATTTGAGTGTGCTGGGTAACCTGGTCGAAGACATGAGGGTTGTCCATCAGCTTCGGGTTGCGCCCGGAAAGTTTAACAGTCTTCATCAGCAAGGAGAGGGTCTTGAAGAAGAAACTCTTGCCGGAACGACCGTTGCACTCGTTATTCTCGCCGATTTTATTATCCATGGCCATTGGCGCCCATGCTCTTGATGGTGCCTTGTAGTGATGTAGCATATAGCCGAATGTGAAAATCTTGTTTATCAGATTCTGTTTCTGCTCCTGGATCTCAGTGTCGGCGAGACCAACGCCTGCTATATCGAAGAGGTGAGCCTTATGGTAAGCCTCCTTTTCATCAATACTTTTGCCCTCGAAAGCATACTCCAGCTCCTTGCGCCAATAGGTGCGTGAGGCGTTGATGAGGTATCCGAAGAAATGGGATTTTACGCTTTTGATCTCAATGTCAAACTTCGGTCTTCCATCCTCATCTATGGTGCGAGAGATAGCGAACATGTCGTCTAACTTTTTGAAGTTGTGATCGATGACATTCTCTTGCCACACGTAGTTTTTCAACGAACTGCCTTCACGCTGATACTCCGTCAAGCCATCCTTGCTGACCTCTACGCTGACTCGAGGAAAGAAGAATAGTTGTGAGTGGTTGGTGTAGCTGGTGAAGTCTAACGTAATCTCTTGCAGTGAGTCGAGCGCAGCGCTGGAGAGCTTCGGGGTATTCAGAACCAGGTTGAGGATATCTCGCTTTTCAGCTCTATCGATGACCCATTGACGGCAGAACTCTCGGATGTCTCTTGTTGTTATGAGCTTGACGATGTTGCCTGTGATACGAACATACTTAGTAATTGTGGAGTTGTCGTCATGTAAGGTGTAAAAACCATTGAGGCGAAGAAAATTATAGAGGCACGCAGTGTCAATGTAATGGTCCCAGGTGTTGGCCTTTTTGTTGAGCTTGCTCACCCAGAAGCGAGCTGGCATGGCAAGTGTCATAAGATTGCGGAAGTCTTTGCGTGTATTGCGCAACTCCATCCAGTCTCGTAGGTCTTTGCGCCCCTTACCACGGTTGTCATGATAAGTACGAAGCCATGAAGGCAGCCATATTGTATGAACATCGATGAAGCGCAGAGCTAACTCTGTACCCTTAGCAATGCCCGTCTCGTCAATGTCGGGTATATTATAGAGCACCTCGACATATTTCATGATTTCTTTGTATTCTTCTTCACTCAGCTTGTAAGTCTCGGAGTTGAACCATAGAGGGTGGTAGCCCAAGGATCGGCAACAGAGACTGTCACGCTCTCCACTGCAGATGAAAGCTTCAGGTAACTTCTTTTCCTTGTAAGGCTTGGACTCATCAGTGTTGGTCTTGTTGTATTCGGCCTCCTCACGTCTGTTAAATTCGTGGTAAGCTGCTTTCAGCTCGGCAAGCCCATTGATGTATGATTTTGGTTTTATGCCTTCAGGTGTATAAGAGAATCGCCATTGCTTTTGATAGTTAAGAGGCTCGTATATCTTAAAGAACTTGACTTCCGGTTTATCGCCTGAAGCCGGAGATACAAGGCACTCACGCATGAATATCGGATAGTGCTCATTACTGTACTTGATTTTAACCTTGCGGTCTTTTACGTAGCCAATCCATTTGGCAGAGTGCCAGTTGAGGGCATCGACGTGCTCCTGTTTGACGTTTGGACCAAGTACACTCAGCTCGTTGTCGGTAAACTTCTCCTTGAGCTCAAATATGCGAGTGCCGTCTTTCTCCTCTATGGTGGCATCTCGCTCAGCGAAGGTTGGCTTGTTGACATCCTTCTTCAACTCGTCGCTGACGTTGAACTCTGCAGCCAATCGTAGGATAGCGTCAGGAAAGCGACTGATGTTTTTCTCTTTCATATAGAGGTCGATAGGTGATTCTGCTACACCTTCGCCTCCAAAGTCCGTCACCTTCCAGCAGGCATCGTATTTTTTGATGCTGCAGGAAGGGGTCTTTTCGTTTCTTATGGCAAAGTGTTTTTTGACATTGCCATTGATACAGTATTTAGCGAAGCAATTTTTTGCATCTGGATATAGTGCGAAGATAATGTCCAGGCCGTCATTTGTCGCTTGATAAATTTGTTCTGCTTTGATCATATTTCTTTTCCCTTATTAAAATTCGCTTGCAAAGTTATTGCAAAGCAAGCTCAAAACAAAATACTTACTGTCGATGGCCTTAATGCCTTAGAATATGACACTTTATGACTTTGTTGACAGCATTTGGTTGAGATAGGTTGAGTTCCGTGACAAAACGTCTTTCGTACTCAGCCTGCGTCTCACGCTCTTTACGGTGTGGGGGGGTAAGGATATCACAGATAACCTTATAGCCTGTTTCTAACGTTATTATTGCTTTCATAATCGCTAATTCTTTTTGGGGTGCATCCAAGTGGTTCAGATTTATGCTCTATATATCTGCGAAATAGGGGACAGTATCTTCCATTGATACAGTTCACCCCTATTGGACAACTTAGACATTTACTTGGAGGCATCTACCTGTACGTTAAATCTATCGTTGTGGATGAGAAGCTTGGCTTTGATATATTCTGGTCTTTGCTCCTCCTCGTTCCAAGCAATTTCCCTGTAGTCTCTGCTATCGATGTAGCACTCTGAGGCTCTTCCGTCCCCAGTCCATTCTACGATATGATCTTTATCATATTCGTCTTGGGCAGGAATAGTGCCAAGTATGCGAATACCAAACTTGGCATTATTTCTGACTTCGTGTATGATAACATCGGGGAACTTTTCTGTGATGGCATCCTCGATAGATTTCATTTTAATCTTCTTTTTCATTGTTCTTCATTCTATATTTGACAATACCCTCGACGATGCCAACCTCTGCATCATCATATGAAATTTCGACAATAGTCGTGCCTTTGTGGAAAATTCCATAGCAAACCTCCGCATTGACATTTGCATCCTCGAAGTCTTTGTTGATGGCTTCAAGTTGCTTATGATTGCATCTTATTACAATTTTTCCCATGCTCCTTCGTTGATAATTTCATCGACAATATCTTTTTGGTATGGCAACCAGTTATCTTTTTTAATTTTGTCATAGATGCCAGATGCAGACATACCGAACTTCAGTTGGAGGGCAAGTATAAACTTGCTTCTCTTTTTGCGTGGAATTTCATTGTACCAGTCGAGCAATGAATTTTTCTCATCATTTTTTTGCTTTTTTTCTTCCATAATTGAAATATTATTATTAACTTTGTTGCAAAGTTACGAATAAAAATTAGAAAAGACTAACGATAATAAGTAAAATTACTAACGATAGTTAGTTAAATATTATTAATTAAATGGTATAATTATGTTTAATGGTCAGATACTCAGACAGTTAATAGCAAATGCTGGATTAACTAAAAAAGAGTTTGAAAATCAAATGTTCGGTAGTAAATCCACCGACCTCTACCATCTGGAGAAAGCAAAGAATCTCCGTAGTGATACTCTTGAGCGTCTGCGTGATGTATTGAAGTGCTCTATGGATGATCTCTTTACCGCACCGTCTTGGGCTTCGAGTGGGACGGGAACAGTTGTGGGCTCAAATAATGTAATGTCCACGGTCGCTATTGGTAACGCTTCGCTTGAATCCCAGTATCTAAAAGAGTTAATCTTGGAGAAGGACAAGCGCATCAGTACGTTAGAAAATTATATAAAATTGTTAGAAAGTAAGGAAAATAGAGACTAAATACGAACGAAAGTTAGTAAAATAATTTTTTTATAATAAGGAACAGGTACAATTAATATTAATTAGGTCTTGGTATTAACAACTTATCTTAGTAGTTTGGGCGGTTAGAAGGTTTAGTCCTGCCGCCGCAACTAAATGATGGTAAGAAGTTTCCTTCTTACCATTTTTTGTTTTATATCTCTATAGTTTTTCTTCATTGCCTAATAATTTTACCTATGTGCAAAGATTTAACACTTATTTTTTGTTTATGTCGAATAAAACTACTACTTTTGCACATTGATAAATTATTGTGCAACTAAAATCAATATGGAGGTATTTGATCATGTCAATATCCAAAACGAGACAGAAATTGGTAGATGTCGCTAGACAACTATTCGCTAAGAATGGTATTGCTAATACTACCATGAATGATATTGCTGTGGCTTCTGGTAAAGGACGTCGCACTCTTTATACATATTTCAGTAGAAAGGAAGATGTGTATTATGCTGTGATAGAGTCTGAATTGGAGCGCCTTTCTGATAAACTGGATGAGGTTGCTACAAGTAAAATCCGACCACAGGATAAGATTATTGAGTTGAT